GATATTATTAAGGTTTGTTAGCACTATTTTATTATACAAGCTTTACTTCTTTAATAAAAAAGCCACCAACCGTTATGACGATTAATTTATTAGTCCACTTGTCATATCTGTCAAATGGTGGATAGCCTTTTAAATAGGGTCGATTAGGTATATGGATAAATGCACGCCCATTTATTAACGGATATGCCTAATACATAATAATATTAGTATTTTTTTTATTTTTTTTTTTATTTTATTATAATTTAAAAAACTTATGCTATACTTGTAATAAGTAATTTTCAAGTGTTTTTGTGAATGTCTATTGAAACCAAAGTAATTAATATCCGCGTTGCAAATATCCGTCCACAATATAATAATCTTAAAGAATGGATGAAAGATAATAACAATGTATATATTGGAAGATGTGGTGTTCTAGTTATAGATAATGTAAGATTTCCAAAAGAAAACTCAATTTGGGCAAATCCTTATAAAATTGACGATAGTAATGGAATTACAAGGAATAATGTAATTGAAAAATATAGAACATACATTATTCAAAAAATAGAAAATAATGATATATTGAAACAAAAATTATTACAAATGAAAGGCAAAACACTAGGCTGTTGGTGCAAACCATTAGTGTGTCATGGAGATGTATTAGTGGAATTGATTAATAAGTATTCCAAAGAATAATTAATTTATTTTGTATTTTATAAAATTGATTTATTTGTGTAGTAAGTTTTTAATGATAAATTAGTGATAACTATTGTTAACTAGTGATAACTAGTGATAACTAGTGATAACTATTAATTGTTATGGCAAAACTTTCTATGGAAATGATAAATAAACTCACAACACAAATAAATTCTTATAAAATTATATCAAGAACTCTTAATAATCCAGCAAATAAGGACGTTGCTATAGTCTGGACTAATAAAAAAGCTGAAAAATAGTACATTTCTAGGTGTAAATATGTTAGAAAAAAAACGGTATTACATCTATAGATAAATTTTATTGATTGGTGTTGTTTTTTTGGTTGAATCAATCGTTTTGTGTAATTACAAAATTACTTTGTCAGAATGAATCATAAATTCGGTGTATTTGCAAAGACTATTGAGAAATGTTTGATTATCTAGAAAATTAATTAAAATCATAAACTTCTTAATTACATTGAAACTGATATTCAAATCATTGATTGCCTGAAACAAATCACCTTCAGTTTTCAATATATTATGACGCAATTCAAACAGATTGATAAAGATTTGCAATTCTTCTGAAGAAAAGTATATAGGTGTCCCATTTTTGGTAATTTGTATGGGTATATGTGGAATCACCGTAGAATCTAAGTCTTCTATCATAGTTTCTATCAATCTAAATTTTTTCAATGTGTTCAATTCTACTTGAACTTGTGCATTACCATATACAAACGGAATCAATGTATCATTGTTTTCAATATTTGTAGTCGCAGTAGCCATTATTAATTTTGTAAATTAGTTTGGAACAATACAGTATCACTAGGTGCTTGGTTAATAATATAGTAATTATAATGTAATACAAAAATCAATTTTTTTGTTATATTTTATGTTTTTTCTGTTTTTTTTCCTATTCTTGATATATTGTTGATATGTTGTTGATATATTTTTCAATCATAACGAAAAATAATATCTATTAAAATAGTATCTGGCACCTATAATAATTATACTTGCTAGAATAATAAATGTATAAATTCTATAATATTCTTTTTGTTCGGATTTTGCTTTTATCATTGCAGTATCAATAGTTGCAAATGGGGAAATAGGTTTTAAATTTGCATATATATCTAATACCTGTTGTATTGTTAATATTGGTTTTCCTAATGATGCATTAACAAAATTATGTACTTGGATTACCCATTTTATTAATGTTTCACGGCTATCTAAATGCGGTGTGAGTGGATACTTGGTTATATGGTCTCGATAATGTTTTTTACATTCGGGACAAGGTATTACATCTTTTAGTGATGTATAGAAATCGTGATATATACGTTTATCATATTCAGTTGGTTGTTCTGGATATTCAAACGATATAATGTGAAGGATATACCATAAATGAGGACCCCATATTTTTGGTAGCATTATTTGTCTCTATATTTATTCAATATTTATTAAATGCGATTTTATTTTTTAATATAAAAATAATTACTTTAGGTTTGAATATAGTAATAAAGAGTAATAAATTATTTTGTCTAGTATAATATATAAATATTAATTATTTATTACGTATATAAGTATATAAGTAAATAAGTAAATAAGTAAGTATATAAATATAAGTAAATTAATACATAATGGAAAAACATAAAATAACTACAAATCTTAAAAAAAATAAATATAATAATTATTTTCACAATAATAAAAAAAATGAAAAGTTAAAATACTATAGTAATATATCAAATAATATGGTTGTAAGCAATATATCAAATAATATGGTTGTAAGCAATATATCAAATAATATGGTTGTAAGCAATATAACAAATAATTGTAGTAATAATACATTTTCTAATATCATAAATGACACTCCATTAGTAAAATGTTATTTATATTCTGATATAGTTAATGGTACCCCAGAAAATCAACTAAATCCAGACAACCAAAATGCAAATGCAAATGCAACTGCAAATGCAAATGCAAATGCAACTGCAAATGCAAATACAAATGCAAATACATATACATATACAAATGCATATTTTAATAATAATAATAATAATTATAATAATTATGACATATTTTGTAATAACTGTGGAAAAAATGGGCATACATTTAAAAATTGTTCAGAACCAGTAGTATCATATGGTTTAATTTGTTTCTATAACAAAAAGACTATATTAAAAAATAATGAATTAATATTGAATAATGACTTCTTTAATAAAAGAACTAAGAAAAATGATGATAGTATATTGACAAATAGTAATTGCAATAAAATATTTATCCAAAAAAGAATTAATAATAATATACCTAAAATACGTATTTTAAAACGTAATGAAACATTAACATATACATTAAAAAATATGTTAGGTATTACAGGTATTAATAATCAATCAGATTATAATGATGATTTAGAAAGTGTTATAGATTTTGAAGAAATAATTGATATGGATAATGAATATCCAGATAATTATATAAATAATAATGTAGATAATAATGTAGATAATAATGTAGATAATACGGTTAAAGATAGAGAAAATATAGGGGTGAAAGAAAATATAGGGGTGAAAGAAATTATAACCGAAAAAGTAATTCTAATACAACGTAGAAATACAATTGGATTTATTGAATTTTTACGTGGTAAATATGTTGTATCAGAACACGATTATATTGTTAAATTATTTAATATGATGACTTTTGATGAAAAAAGATTATTTAGAGAATATGATAATTTTGATGTAATAAGAACAATAATAGGATTAAAAAGGGAATCTAACTACAAACACGAATATGATGATGCAAAGAAAAAATTTAATGAATTGAAAAATCATCTAGATGGCAATCTTATTTTCAAATTATTAGATAAAAGTTATACCAAATGGACAACTCCAGAATGGGGTATTCCCAAAGGACGCCGCAATAATAAAGAATATGACATAGAATGTGCTGTTCGGGAATTTGTAGAAGAAACTGGTATAAAAAATAAACATATTAATGTATATAGAAATGTAAAACCTTTAGAAGAAATTTATAAAGGAATTAATGGTGTTGTTTATAAACATATCTACTATCTAGCAAACATAAAAGAAAATGATGATGCTAGAATGAATATTGAAATAATTGAACGAGGTGGGCAAATTAATCATGAAGTCAGTAATGTTCGATTATTTAGTTTAAGTGAATGTCATAAAATAATTCGACCCTATTATATAAGCAAAATGAACGTTATAAAAAAAGGATTTCAAATAATTAATAGTATGAACCACTATTTTGAATAATGCCACTTCATTAATAGTTTAGCAATATTACATTCATTTATTTCTTTTTCTTGGTTAATATCAATAATATTTTTTAGATAGTATAAAAATTCAAATCCACCAGCTTCTCTTTCAAATGACAATTGAAGTGGTGCAATTTCTATAATTTTATTATCTTTAATTTTAATAATACCTTTTTTTGTATACAAACAATTTATATTTCTAGTATTTATAGGACATAAAGGATAGCATAAATTTATACATTCTGGTAACCTATATATATCTTTATCTATTGTATCTTTTTCTAATGTATCTTTTTCTAATGTATCTTTTTTTGGATAAAAGGCAATACATCCATCATCGTGGATATTACAATACCAAAATACACATATACCATCTGTTATACAATCTGTTATACCATCACATATATTAGTATTTGCCATTCTATTTATTCTTTTTTTCAATTGTTATAATATTTATTAATGGTAGCACTTTCAATTTTTTCTATTATTTTTTTATGTTTTATTATAATGTTTATCTTGATTGCTATATTACTAGATATCAATTTAAACTATAAGTCCTTTTCGTTTTGCACCTACACCAATCTATTTTATTTGCACCTTTAATAATTCTTCTATTCTAGAAAGACTATTTATTTTACAAGAGTTTTATATCTTCTTTTTTTTTACAATTTATTTTCTTCAAACATACCTAACACTAAATTATCTAATTTTATCTTACCTAAATGACCTAGATGACCTAGATGAACTAGATGAACTAGATGAATTTCTAGAATATTTTAATGCTCTTGAATTAGAACTATTACTAGATGAATTTCTGGCATATTTTAATTTTATTTTATTAACATAATTTAATATAGCTTGTCCTTCTATAAATACATTTTCAAATAATTTATAATCTTTTCTAAAAAGTTCTATAACATCCAAATTATTATCAAACATATCAGAAAGTATTTTAGTTACATTAAAATAAATATCTGGACTTTTTTCATTACCATTATAGCTACATAAAATAGTTATATTATTTATTAATATAAAATTACTAATACTAACTATTTTTTTATCATAAATAATAGGATACATTTTTTCTTCACCAATAACATTACTTAACAATTTAGATATTATTTTTATTTGCTCTGTATCTAGATCATTATTTTTCAAAATTACTTGATACAATTTCTGTTTATAGTCATCATTTAATTTAATAGTACTTAAAATAAATAAACATAATATTTTAATATTTGGCTTAGATAAATAAAAATTATTAGTATTATTATAAAATATTACATATTTCTCTAAATAGTTTTCTAATGATTCTTTAACTTTTTGTATATCCTGTGTTCTGGATTTGCGACTTAACCTTATTCTAGAAGACATTGTAATTATTTATTATTTATTACTTATTACTTATTACTTATTACTTATTTATTATATTTTATTCTAGCAAATATAAATAATTGTAGATTATTGTTCTGATATATCAATATTTGCAAGTAATGTTTGCAAATCATCTATTTTTTTATCCATATTTTCAGATTGTAATAAACTTGCTAATAAAGTAGATAATATGCCAGACAATTTTTCCTTGAATGTATAAAATTGAAAATCATTCATACCAGTTATCAATCGAGATGTATGCATTTGACCTTTATAATACAATGCTTTTATTGGTTTGCCGGTAATTCTTAAATTATCAGTAATCCATTGCGGTATTGGTTCTTTCAATAAATTAAGTAATGTGTGTTTACAATCAGATGAAAGTAATATATTTATGTAAAAACCCCATAGTAATTTTCTAGAAATATTTAGGCATTCAAAACAATAATTGCAACTAAACCATTTATATTTTCCAAGTATATATTTATAATTTTCATGTTGTTGGATTAATAATTCTACATATTCTGTAGTAGGTATATTCTTATAACATATCTGGCATTGCTTCATTATTGGAAATATATTTTTATTGGAATATATTTTATAATGTTCTAGTATCAATTATTTTTTTTATGTAATTATATAATGTATTTTATAATTTATTTTATAATGTATTTTATAATGTATTTTATAATGTATTTTACAATGTTATATTTACTTTTCTAATGTTTTCTAATGTAGGTTCAAAATCATATTGTAATGAATTATCAGAACAATATAATTCTATTATTGTTGGAGGAAGATTATCTAATCTTGAAATTTTATTGCCAGAACAATATAATATTATTATTGTTGGAGGAAGATTATCTAGACTACTAATTTTATTATTATAACAATCTAAAAATGTAAGTGTTAATGGATGATTATCTAAACTAGTAATTTTATTATAAGAACAAATCAATATTTCTAGAGTTAATGAAAGATTATCTAGACTAGTAATTTTATTGTAAGAACAACTTAATACTATTAGTTTTGGAGGAAGATTATCTAAACTAGTAATTTTATTATAAGAACAAATCAATATTTTTAAATTAGTATATAGGCTTAAATCTGGTAAATTTGCTAATCCTTTATTAGATAAATCTAATTCGGTAATCTTTGAATAGTCCATTATGTTTTATCTTTTTCTACTTTTTCTAGTTTTATCTACTTTTATCTACTTTTATCTACTTTTATCTACTTTTTCTACTTTTTCTACTTTTTCTATTGTAATAAAAAATACTAAACACAATTTCAATTTTTTATTTATGTTGTATTGTGTTTTCTAAAAGGATAGTTTATTCTTAGATAGTAGTGTAAGGTAGATGTGTTAATTCACTTGGTTCTCTTGCATCTACATCTCTAGACACACTAACACCTGCAAGCATAACTATTTTTCTTTGGAATGCAGATATCCAATCTTGTCTTAATCTTTGTGTTTCAGTGATTACTATTTGTGGTAAAATTATATTCCTAAAGTTATGCATACTATAGGAAATAAAATAATTATTACGATACATAGCCATTTCCGTATCCTGAAAACTTATTATTTCATCAAACGTAAAAGATTTAATGGCATCTATTTCACCTCCACTAGAACGTAATATATCACGCGATGCAAAACCTGCTTTTGGAAATATATCGAAAAATGTTCTGGGACTTGGTATTTCAAATAAAAAGATTATTGGCGATGTTAGTCTATCTTGTAATCTTACCATATGACATACAATTGTATTTCTATCTGGGTGAGGTGGTGCCAAAAAAGGTGTCTTTCCAGGCGCTCGGGGAATATTAGACATATCTACATTTTTTGAATCAAATCTACGCCCAGCATTCACTTCATGATTTAACTCATCTATTATTGCTTGTAAATGTGTTTTCAAAGGATCTCTAGAACCACCTATACTAGTCCATTTTCCGTGATATTCGGGATTTGTTCCTGCTGCACCTGCAAGATGACCATATTTATAATGAATTCTACCATTAGGCGGACATTTTCTAACCATTCCAAAATAAGTTTTATAACCATCAGATTTATCTATATGATAAAAATATCCTGCAACCTTATTATCTCCTTTTTCAAAGGCACTTACATAATATGATGGCACCCCATAACCTAAAGCACCACCATTCATAGTTTTTTGATTTTTGCTATACTTTTTAGACTTTTTAGAATATTGTTTTTTTGCATATTGTATTTTCCTTCTATATTCCGTTTTCAATTTTAACTTAGTTTTAATCATTTTTACTATTCTATATTATTTCTCTATATTTTATTCTAGATAACAATATTTTTAGAGAGTCTAGAAACATATTTTAGAAGAAATTTATATTTTTTGAATATTTTTTTTGAATATTTTTTTTGAATATTTTGTGTTTTTTTAAACTCCCTATAAATCCTTAAGGAATTATTTATGGAGGTTTTACTGCACACGGTAAAAGTGGGTATCGTCCTTAGAAAACCTTAATTAAATATTTGCCAATGATATAACCATAAGGAAAAATGCAAAAATTTGGAAACTATTTTTAAAGAATTTTAGAATATTTTTAAACTTCCCTATAAATCCTTAGGGAATTATTTGTGGAGGTTTTACTGCACACAGTAAAAGTGGGTATCGTCCTTAGAAAACCTTAATTAAATATTTGTCAATGATATAACCATAAGGAAAAATGCAAAAATTTGGAAACTATTTTTTAAAGAATTTTAGAATATTTTTAAACTTCCCTATAAATCCTTAAGGAATTATTTGTGGAGTTTTTACAGCACATGGTAAAAGTGGGTATCGTCCTTAGAAAACCTCTAGACTATAATATTTTATATAAACAATTTTTTTCATATTTTTAATCTAGCAATACTATTTTTTTTTAATATTATAAAGTTTAATTTTATTATAAAATATTTTATAAGTTTATAATTTTCTGTCTTGCTAGAATGAAAAAATTAGAAAAAAAGACAAAAAATATTAAGATTCTGTAATAGTGTAATCACCAATAGTCATATCATTATTAAATTTAATATTTTGTAGGTGTGACATCATATTACTATTAGCTTGATTAATAAGTTTTATTCGGACTTCATCTCCCAGAGCATCATTATTATATATTTTATTAATTCTGTCTATTTCTTCCTTAGCACGTTGCAAAAGTATACTTCGGTATTTAATAATATTACCTATTGATGCACCGTGCATATCAAAATATTCTATTTCTTCCTTCCTCATTTCAATAAAGAATTTAAAGCGTGGTGTTTCTTCTATACGTACTAAATTAAGATTATTTTTAATACTATCTTCATCTGCATCTTTACTTTTTGCCTCTTCTTGACTCCAAACTTCTTGACGTAAAAATTCATCATCAATAGATACATTAGTTTTATCCTGATTAAAACGTTCTAATTCTATTATTAAGTCTTTTATAAGATTTATTTTGTCTTTTCTATAAGGTTCTTCTCTACATAGTTTGTCACTAAACTTTTTAAAGATATCTTTACTTATAGGATCACGAAAATATGTTTCTATTAGATTCATAATATTTACTAAATTATATTCATATCCTAACAACTCTTTATTTTTTTCTATATTATTCCAGATTAATAGTTGATCACTAAATGTTAGTCGATTCTTACAAGTATAAAACATCCTTTCCATTAATAAAACTCCTTTATTTAAAATCTGTTCATTAAATTGTTTTAAATTTTTAATCTGGACTTTCATATCTCTTGCTAGAATAGAAATATTATCTTTATTAGAATTCTGACGAAAGAAATTACGATTTTCTGGATTTGAATAAATCTTTTCCAACGCTAGTTCTACTCCATTATAACTAGTTAATATATTCAACTTCTCGTCATCTGTTATAAAACTAATATCCTCATAATCAAAAGGATATATAATATTTGGTAGATAATTATTATTTACTATATTGTATTGAGTATTTTGGATATTTTGTATAGTATTCTGGGTATTCTGAATAGTATTGTTTTGTGTATTTTGTATATTTTGAGTATTCTGGATATTTGAAATATTTGAAACTGTATTACTAGTATTTGTAATATTATTTACTGTTGGATTTAAAATATTATTTAACGTGTTTGCTGATTGTGTTATAGTAGAAGAATTAATGATTGGTAATACATTATTTTGTAATATTGAATTATTGCTTTGAGCTTTAATAATATCTCTTACTGCATATGTTAATTGTGCGTTTGTATGTTGTATTTCTTTAATTATACCTAATAATATAGATGTGTCTGCTTGTAAATTACTAGCAGGTATATTTTTAATTTTTGATAAGTTAATTTGTAATTGGTTTGCTGATTCAATAATTTGATTCGATGATATATTATTATTTAATTCAATATTGATTGCTTGATTGATTGCTTGGTTGATTGCTTGGTTGTTAATTTCTTCTATTTTTGCTTTGCATTTTTGTTGGTGTCTTACAAGATTTTGCTTATTTGAATAACTATTATTACAATCATTACAAAAATATAAATGTTGTTGTGAATCTTTAGGCTTACATTTCCGTTTTGCTGAAATATGCCTTTCTAGATTGCACGGAAAATCAAATACCACACCACAAGTCCCACAAGTTCTATCTGACATTGTAATTAATTTATTTATTTAAATATATATATTATATTATAATTAGATAAAAATATTTGGAAATTTAACGCGTGATTAAAATATGATTTAACAGCCCTATGCAATTACAGTATAAATACAAAATATATCACTATAATCATACATAATTATTGTATATGAATAATCACGTGCAAATAATACATCATATACTAGATAATCTACATACATAATAATACTGAAATCATAATAAAACACAATACTAACAATATAACTACATTGTAATCACAATATAGTTTTACATACATTTTATAAAGGGATACACTATATTTTGAATATGATGGAATTTGATATATGATTCTTTACTTGGGGATTAAAATAGGGAAAGGAAAGTAACTATACCATATTTTAAAAACTGAAATACATTTATCTATTAATAATACCCCCTTTCAAAATGTAATGTATTGAGGAATCTCTTTTATAAGTATCACTTTTTATAATGAACTTTTACAAAATATATAAGAAAAATGTAAAAAATAAGGAAATGTTTTAAAATGTAAAAAATATTATTATGTAAAGAGGTAACCCTTACAAAAAGTATTTAATTGTGAAATTACTAATAAAAGTATTACTTTTAATAAGGAAAAATGACAAAACTAACAACAATATTTTTGGTAAACAAAAAGTTTCAAAACTATAACAAAATGTAATTTCTGACAGGGAATACCCTTGATAAAAATAATTAGTAGAGGTTTTATCAATAATTGCAAATTTTAGTAGAATTTTATAAATTATTATGTATTATTATACATTAATTCTGAATTATTCTTTACATCTTGTAATATTGTAATTAAGTTATTTTCGATATTATCAAAATTTTCAATAATAGTATTATTTTTCTCTATAATTTTATTATAAATATCTTCAAGCCCGTCAATTGGTTCATTGTTAAAAATAAAATCTTTATATACAGACTCTAAATAATAACGTTTTTTTAAATTTGTTTCTTTTATAAAATTATTTAACTTTAATAAATATAAAATTTCGTCTTTATTATTATTGATTTTACATTTTGCTTTATTTATATCTCTATCCATAGGTAAAATATATTCGTCATCCCTTGTATATTTGGTTATTAAAATGGGTTCGCTTAATATATTGTATCTTGTATTAAACAAAGAAACATAAGATACTATTAAACTAATCAAAATATCTTTATCACCTTCAAAAAAGTCTTTACCATAATTTAATTTTTGTGTAAAATTAGATTTCAATAAATTTATTACTTTATCTTTATGTTTTTTAGATTCTAGAGATTCAATTACAAAGAAAACATATGAACCATTAGGATATTGTTGAATACCATTATAAATATTCTTGCTTTGTCCTATTTTATATACTTCATTATTAGCATCATAACATTCCCGAGTTTGCATTAAATATAAACCTTCAAATTTTAATGACATTCTAGAATTAGTTTAATTAGTATATTTGGTATTTTATTCTAGCAAGATATTTTTATATTCAATTAAACAAATATCTAATCTGCAATAATACATAATCTTATATCGCAATACTATCCAACAATCCATAGAAAAATTCTATCCAAGGTGTATATTTTCCAGGATACTTGCCATTTTCCTCATCTGGTATATATTCTGCCTGCCATTTAAATAAACTTCTTTCAGGATGTGGCATTATCACATAATGATTAAAATTCTTTCTCTTTAAACCAATTGCATTTTCATCAGAACCATTTGGATTTCCAGGATATTCATTAGTTTGATATGTTCCCAATATGTCAATGCCATCAGAAATAACTTCGTGACAACCTTGACAATCTTGCAAACCTTGCCAACCATTATCTAGAACAAAGCGACCTTCCCCGTGTGCTATCCAAATGCCCAATTTGGCGTTAAAGTTTGAAACTGGAAGATGATAATTAACTGAAAGCCATCTACATTCAAACTTCTGGGAAAGATTACGTGCCATATGAACCTTTTTTCCAAAAATACCATATTCTACTAATATCTGGCAACCATTACAAACACCAAGAACAAATTTTGCAGGGTCAGTAAAAACTTTATCAAATATATGCGATAATTTCATCTTCATTATTAAAGCAGTTGCAACACCAGAACCTAATACATC